TGGGGCGACCTGTACATTGTCACCAAGAAGTGCACCCCGATACTCGATATCCCAATCGAACACTCGTACCGCTACGAGGGTGAGCTTTGGGACCTCATCCACCGGGTTAACCGGGCCGGGGTGTGGCACCGGGATGTCTGCCTTGTAAACGTCGTCCTTTACGGCGACAAGGTTAGGCTGATCGACTGGCAAGCCTCGATTCCGGCGCAAACCTCGGTACCGTATGACATCTATGGCGCCCGAGCGGCTGGCCAGGAGGGGTATCTGATAGATCCGCCACCTGACGGGGTCCATTGGTACAGATCCGACTGCGATAACTGCCCAGCCGTCTACTGGGGACGGGAAGGGGGCTGACACGTGAACGTAACGGTGGTTTTCCCGTACAGGGGGACAACTGAGGATCGCAAACGAGCGTTCAGGTATGTGTACGACCACATGGAGTCGATGCTGCCTGGCGCTGAGATTGTAGTAGCCGATGATGGTAGTCCGACGTTCAGCAGGGCAGGGTCACGGAATAAAGGTGTACGTGAAGCTACTAACGATATCGTGGTCGTGTGCGATGCGGATTCGATCCCACAGGAGCGTCCGATTCTAGAAGCTATCGAATCTGCATACGATAATCGGCTGCACTTACCATATACGCACTTTCTGGCGCTATCGAGGGAGCATTCTGCTAAGGTTCTGAAGGACGGCGCTCGCCCTCGGGCTGGTAAACCGCAGTTTGTGTCGACTAACAGTGTCGGCGGCGTCCTGGTGATGACTAAGGAGGCGTATTTCGCTGTCGGAGGTCAGGACGAAGGTTTCGAGGGCTGGGGCGGCGAAGATGTCGCATTTGCATTTGCGTGCGAAGCCCTTCTAGGGCCTCATGTTCGACATTCAGGTCACCTGTACGGGCTATGGCATAAGTCGGACATGGACCAGCGATCTAAGCAGTATAAGACGAATATCGAACGGCAGAACCTCTACAGGCGTTATCGTAAAGACCCTGAAGGGATGCGTCAGCTACTCGTGAACCTTAATGTAGCGTAATAGTGACGCGGCGGAACGTAGCTCAGCTCGGTCAGAGCGCTCGGTTTGGGACCGAGATGCCGCAGGTTCAAATCCTGCCGTTCCGACTTAGGAAGGATTATCATGGATTTAGCCGAGTACGCCGCCGCGCAAGAGCGGTTGCTACGCAGGTTGATTATGGCCATCGTATGGGTCATGCGCGCATTCTTCACACCGTTAGGACTGACTAGGAGGAATTGGCGCAACCTAACGCGAGGGCTTTACCCTGTCGTAAAGCAGTATAGAGATGAGGCTGCCGAGTTGGCCCGGCAGTTTCACGACGCTAACCGCGCGGCACAACTACCTAACGTTCCTCGTCACGACGTTTATAAGGATGACTACTATCCGATTGAGTGGTTTGAGGAAGCAGTTGAGTCGACTTTCGATGAGTACCAGCGTACAGGGAACTACATTAATGCGATTACAGACTTGACGAACCGTGTCATTAAGATTGTCGAAGATGGTGCCAGGCGCACTCTGATTCGAGCTGTCGAGACTGACACGTCTGTTCGTTTGAGGGGATGGGCACGGTATGACCCTGAACCTCCTACGTGCGGTTTTTGCACGATGATGATTTCGCGTGGCCCTGTTTACATGAGTGCTGAAACGGCAGGGTTTAAGGGCGATAATCTATTAGCAAGTGAGCTGTGGGACCGTATCGAGCGTAATCAGGGCGAGGATGCGCAGCTTGCCGATGAGTACATGCGCGCGATGATGAAGCGATGGCACCCTGGCTGCACTTGCATTGTAGTTCCTGTGTATAAGCGTTCGGGTTATCCGAGCGAGGCACAGGAGAAGGCAGCGATGAGAATCTATCAGCGCGCACGTCGACTGTCTGAAAAGAAGGATTACAAGTCGATCCTGAAGGAAATGCGGAGGCTTCTGCGTAACCCTCAGGACGATGAGGATGAGACCAATCTACCGTCAGTTGCTTGACGGTTCTTATGACGAGCCTGGCGCTCGTGTGTTCATTACCCAGGAGGTATAGATAATGTCTGATGACACCCGCAATGAGACTACGGAACCTGCTGAGGCTCCTAAGTCTGCGGATAACGATGGTGGCGTTGACCTGAGCAAGCTTGATAGTGTCGACAAGCTGCCGAAGTGGGCGCAGGATGAGTTGAAGCGCGCCCGTCAGGATGCTGCCAATTACAGGACTCGGTTGAATAGCGTGGCTGATGAACTTCGCGCTAAGATCGAGGGTGAGTTCAATTCACAGATTGAGGCTCTGAACGGCGAGCTTACTGAGCTAAAGGCAAAGGCTGAAGAGGCCACGCTATGGCAGATGAAGCTTGATGCTGCGCTTGAGGTTGGTGTTTCTGGCAAGCACCTTAAGGACTTTGCTGAGAGGCTGCGCGGCACGACGTTTGAAGAGCTTAAGGCAGACGCCGAACAGGCTATGTCTATTTATAACATTGGTACGGATAAGGCCACTGATCCGACTGCGGGTCTAGGTGGTAATGGACCGAAGACCAAGCCGGAAGACGCTCTTGGACACTTTATCAAGAGTAGTCTTGGCTGGTAATTCAGAGAAAGAGAGATTGAATAAATGGCATTCCAGAATGAGGTGTCCCCGAACCGCGAGGATCGGCATCAGGGACGACTGGCGTATCTGACTGATGACCTTCTACCGAAGGAGACCACGGGTCTTCTGTGGGAGCAGGCGCGGGAGTCTTCGCTTGTGCTGCGTCTTGGCCGTCAGGTTCCGGTGGGCTACGGTGAAACGGTTATCCCGCTGAACACCCTTGAGCCTGAGGTTGGTCAGGTCGGTGTTGGTACTCGTCCGCAGGACCGTGAGGGTTATCGGAAGCCTGTTAGCGGTATCGCGTGGGGCTCGCAGTCCTTCGCTCCGATTAAGCTAGCGACGATCGTCACCGCGTCTGAGGAGTTCGCTCGGGCTGACGTGAACGGTATGTGGTCGAGCATGACCAGCCAGCTTGCGAGCGCGATTGGTCGCGGTATTGACCTTGCTGTTTTCCACGCTGCTCGCCCTGACACTGGTGCGGACCTGCTCGGTGTGGACAACAACGGTAACGTTAACGCTTCTCCGCACGTTACTCAGTACGACGACGGCAGCGCCACGCTGGACGTGAAGCTTACTGAGGCGTGGGCGGATCTGGTTTCGCGGGGTTACAGCCCTAACGCGTGGGCGATTGACGAGCGGTTTGTGCCTCCGGTGATGACCGCGCGTGACCAGAATGGGAACCTGATTTTCCAGAACGCCCTTGACCTGTCGAGCAACAACCTTGGTACGCTGGCTGGTCTTCCGGTGCAGCGCGGTAAGGCTGTCTCGGGTATGCTGGGTGCTCACAACTCGAACAACAACCGTGCCATCTTGGGAGACTTCTCGCGGATGCTTTACGGCTACGCTGACGGTGTCCGGGTGAAAGTCACCGACACGGGTGTGATCACCTCCGCTGATGGTACTCAGATCAACTTGTGGCAGACCAACCAGGTTGCCGTTCTGATTGAGGTCACCTTCGGTTGGTGGGTTGACCCTGACGCGTTCCACATCCTCCGTGAGGGCAGCACGGACGAGCAGTTTGCTAGCCCGTCGACTGCGCTTCCGGGCGGTGAGTCTGCTGACGACACCGTTCCTACGGAGCAGCCGGGCAGCTAATAACTGACTACTTACTAAAGGGAAGGTGGCTGGGATTCTGGCTACCTTCCCTTTTCTGTTTAAGGAAGGAGATGTTATGAGAATTGCCACGTACGTACACTACTACTTGCCGTACCATTTCGCGGGTAGTGAGATTTATGTGCATGAGCTTCTTAAAGAGTTGGCAGCGTCAGGTCACGAGGTGAAGGTATTTGCTACAGACGAAACATCGGGAGAATGGGAGTTCGACGGCATACAGTGTATTTCGCCTAAACCGGGGACGAGTTTACATACCGACGTGAAGGCCTTTAACCCGGACGTCGTGATCACGCACCACAAAGGTACTCCTGAAGCAGCTCATCTTGCCCGTGCTACGAACGCGAAGCTAGTACAGGTAGTTCACAATGAGCGTAGCTATATGCATATGCTCTTAGATCATGGTGCTGATCTAGTCATCTATAATTCTCAGCATGTCGCGGATGTGTTTACGACGAAGTTCCCATATCCGTACGAGGTTCTTTATCCACCGACACGTCCTGAGCGCCACCGCACAGAGCCGGGTGACAGAGTTACCTTGATAAATCTACAGCCTGCTAAAGGATCAGACGTCTTCTATGAGCTTGTCGCCCGAATGCCCGACGTAGAGTTCCTAGGCGTCGAGGGTGGTTATGGTGAGCAACGATTCGATACGCACCCTAATGTAGTTTTTCAGAGACAGACCACGAACATGCGCGATGACGTATGGGCACGTACGAAGGTGCTACTCGTTCCATCTACCTATGAGAGCTGGGGAATGGTAGGTGTAGAGGCTCTTGCGAGTGGAATCCCGGTTATAGCCTCTCCGACGCCAGGGTTGCTCGAATCCCTTGATTATGCTGGGGTGTTTGTTCCACAGAATGACGTGAGAAGCTGGGAACGAGAACTCCGTAAGCTTCTCGATAATGAAGACGTGTACGCGGCTGCCTCTCGTTTGGCATTGAAACGTAGCGCTGATCTTGACCCTACTGAGGCGCTTGCACGAGTGGTGAGACGTATCGAGCAACTATGAGGTGATTTAGATGGCATATGCCACCGTTGAAGATGTTCAAACCCGTCTAGGCCGTGAGATGTCGCCGGAGGAGACGCAGATGGTTTTGGCGCTCCTCGAAGATGTCGAAGCAATGATTCGTCAGAGAATCCCCGATCTAGATGAGAAGATTGAAGACGGGAAGATTCAAGAGCGAATCGTTGTTATGGTCGAGGTGAATGCAGTTCTACGCGTTCTGCGTAACCCTGACGCGTTCCTAAGTGAGACGGATGGGAACTACAGCTACACACGGAGTTCGGATGGCGCTTCCGGGTATCTTGAGATACTCCCGAATGAGTGGGACTGGCTCTGCGACACTGGTGGGATGTTCCAGTTGATTCCGATCACTCCGTACGGCGACCGTGTGGAGGGCGGTTATCGTCAGCCTGACGCGCATTACTGGTGCCCTCCTTCGCGTAGTTGGAGGGTGCGTGTGCGATGAGTTTGCTGTATCGCGGGCGAGAGACTGTCACGATCTACCACGCTGAGGAATGGATTTCCGAAGACGGTAACATTATGTACCGGCCGTCTAACACGGATGTCGAGGTTCTTAGTAACTGCGTCATTCAGCTAGCGGCTCAGTCAGGAACGAGCGCGCGGAGAGCTGAGCAGGACGAAGAAGGTTACGACCTAGAAGAGATGTACCGATTCCGTCCGCCTGTTACTTATACTCGTGAGATTCATTTCGCGTCTCAGATCGAATGGCACGGGCTACGTTGGAACATTATGGGTCACCCTCGCCGATACAACGGCAGCGATCGCACCCGCCATATTGACTACATGATCAGGAGGGTTTGATGGCTAAAGGTTCCGTGCGTTTACTTCCTCAAAAGAGGATGAACCGGACGGTGTCGCATCTTAAGGGTGTGCGTGCGGCGGTTAGGTCTGAGGCGGAAGACATTGCAGCTATTGCTAACTCCCGTCTGGCTCCGCATAGGCGCACGGGTGCGGCACATATCGAAGTCGAGCAGTCGGACGTTGACACTGTGGTGTCGCTCGTTGACGAAGCTGCGTTGAGTATCGAGTTCGGTCACTACATGGGGTCTTCCAGTCTCGGGACTTCTCGCAAGTTTATTCCAGGACTGCACCTGTTCATTGACTGGTACCATGATGGGTTGGTGTAGTCATGCAGAAGATGCATAGAGTTCAGTCTATCGCGATCCCCATTCTCCGCGAAGGATTCGCCAATAGCGAGTATGCCGACTTAGACATTAAGGTCGGATCGTGGGTTCCCGCGCAGGCTGACCGGCCGGATTTCTGGATTAACGTGCGACGTATGGGCGGTTATCCGGTTGACCCTAAGATGCTGGACCGTGCGGTTATTGAGCTTACTTGCTATGGCGATATCACTTATGGTCTTGAGCTTACCGAGAATGTTCATTTAGAGGCTCAGATCATTCTTTGGGATGCCGTGAGAACGGCTAAAGTAGTAGCAGGTAAGGGAAGCCTGAGTTCGTATAGACAAACTATGGGACCGACACAGTTCGACTCTCCCTATGACGATAAGTTCCGAGTTCAAAGTCTGATCCAATTAGGGGTCAGACCACTTCCTAATTGAAAGGATGACACATGACGCATATTGATGACGCGGTTATTACTCCAGGTACGGGGTTTATCTTTGTTGCCCCGACTGGCACTGCCCGACCGGACATTTCCGAGATCGAGTCGTATGAGCCAATGGACGATGACCACTTTGAGGGTTGGAGTTCTATTGGTCACACGTCTCGTGATGAGCTTCCGACGTTCGGTTTCGATGGTGGCGATACTGAGGTGCAGGGTACCTGGTCGAACGCTACGTTCCGAGAGGTCGTGACTGAGGCTCCTGCGGACTACGTGACCTTCAACGCGCTTCAGTTCGACGAGCAGGTGCTTGGACTGTACTACGGTGTGGAGGACACCACGCCTGGTGACGAGATTTTCGAGGTTCAGAACGCCCCGATCTCGACCGTTCCGCGTGCTCTGCTCGTGGTGATTGTCGATGGTCCTCGCAGGGTTGCATTCCATGCTGCTTCGACGTCCATCCGGCGTGAGGACTCTATCGAGCTAGAGGTTGACTCTTTTGCGGCGTTCCCGCTTAGGGCTACGTTCCTGAAGATGCCGGGTCAGCCTATTTACTCGTGGGTCGGCGTGGCTCAGGGCGATGTCGTGAGCTGAGAACTTCATACATGCTAAATGTAGTATGCCAGTAGTGACGAATTGGTCGTTACTACTGGCATATTTTCGTTTCTAAGGAAGGATTCAGATGGCTAAGGTTACTCTAGATCAATATCGTAAGGCGGCGGATGAGAAGTACGCCTCGTTTGAGATCGCTCTGGACTCTAAGACGACTGTGACGCTTCGTAACCCGCTGCGTATTGGCGATGAGAAGGTTCGTCGGTTTAACGAGATCATCGAGAAGATGCAGGAGCTATCCAGTACGGGTACGGCATCGGAAGATGGTTGGAATGAGGTTGGAGCGGACGAGACCGTTGACACGCTAGAGCTTATCCCACTGTTTGTCGAGGTTTTCCGCCTTGTTGGTGATAAGAACGTTGAGAAGCTGATTGAGGCTATCGACGGCGATATTATCATTCTTCGTGAGATTTTCGAGGATTACGCGGAAGCGGTGAACCTGGGGGAAGCCTCTGGCTCGGAAGGATGATCAGTGAGCACGGTGACGAACTCATTGCAGACTTCCGAGAATACTATAACGTACGGCTTCTTGATGTTCTGAAATTCGATGGCAGTCTCAACATTGCGGAGGCTGCCATTCTTGCACGTAAACTACCGCCATCCTCCCGTACGGTTGCGGCCGTTCAAGGTGGCGACGAGTATTGGGGATGGGACTTTGAACGGCACGTGCTCGTGTCGATTCTCGAAGCAATTAACGCTGGCAACCATCTATTCGCCAGTGCAAACAGTAAGAAGAAGATTAAACCACCGAAACGACTGCCGCGTCCTGGTGACGAAGAACGTAAGCGTAAGGAACGTGAGAATAACCCGTTCGCGCTCATGGTGAAGCGGCAGATGGATGCATTGAAGAGGAAACAGAAGGGAGACGCGTCACATGAGTAGTCCCGGTGGTGCAGAAGTCGGACGTGTCTCCGTTAGGGTTGTCCCTGACACGTCCCGTTTCAGGCGAGAGCTTGAAAGAGAACTGAAGAGTATTCAGCGATCGGTGCGCGTTCGCATCCCTGTCGATTTGGACACTAAGGGTGCGACCGCGCAACTTTCGCGTCTTCGTCAGCAGATCGAACGCATGAGTGGCGTTGAGATCGATGTTAGCGTGAGCAAGGGAAGTATCCGAAAGGCCACCGTTCAGGCTCAGACTCTCCGTGGCGCACTCATGGGCGCGGCTGACAGTGCTCGCCGGTTCGGTCGTTCTCTGAAGAGCGGTCTTGATACTGCTCGTATCGGCATGCTGTACGTGTCGGACGGAGCGAAGAAGCTCGCCACGCAGAACCCGTTCCGGTCGCTACGTCAAGGATCGCGTCTTGCGGTTCGGGGCATTAGGAATGTCGGTAAAGCAATCGCTGACGTGGATTTTCGTAAGGCTCGCCGCCAGGTCTCCTCATTCTCTAAGACACTCTTGACAGTGTCGAAGATCTTCGGTAAGGGCATAACGTTCCCCGTCGGCAACATCATTAAGGGCCTTACTAAGATCGGACGCGTTGGCTGGATCACTATCGCGGTCCTAGCGCTCATTCCGCCCCTTCTAGGTCTGATTGCGGGGCTGTTGGCGGGCCTTCCGTCGCTGCTGGCAGCGTTCGGTGCCGGTATCGCAGTTATCGGTCTAGGCATCGATGGCATTAAGAATGCATGGTCCTCGTTCACTGAGGGCATTGAACAAACCCGTGCGGAGATTGCGGCTGTGTTTGAGAGCGGGCTTACTCCACAGTTTCAGGAGTGGGCACGCGTCGTTAACGAGATGTCTCCGGCACTTCAAGGTGTTGCGCAAGGTCTCGTGAACATGACTCAGGGGTTCACGGATGCGATTACTAGCGCTAAGGGCATGTCGCAGATCAACAATATCCTTGAGAACACTGAGAAGTTCTTCACGGATATGGCCCCGGTGGTAAAGCAATTCACGAGTACGTTCCTTACAATGGCCGAAGAAGGATCTAAACACTTCGGCCTACTTGTCGACGTGTTCGGTGACTTTGCTACGAACTTCGACAAGATGATCAGCAGTGCGGCTGAGACAGGTAAGTTCGAATCGGCCCTTGAAGGGCTCGCTAAAACACTCGATGGCCTGTTCGACGCATTCATTAAGCTATTTGATGCTGGTCTTGAGGCAATGGCTCAGCTCGGCGGTCCGCTACATGACACGCTCAACGCGCTTGGCGACCTAGTTGTAGCGATAATGCCTGCGTTGACGGCCTTCGGTGAAGTGTTTTTGACGCTGGGTACTACGCTTGCTAACGCGCTTGTACCTATTTTCCAGAGGCTTGGACCTCTCATCTCGAACGTGTTCGCGAGCCTTGCTACAGCACTCTCTGATGTTCTTATGGCTGTCGCGCCTGCGTTTGAGTCACTAGTTCGGTTTGCGCTTGAGCTTATTCAGGCGCTCCAACCGTTGTTCCCGGTCGTTGCACAGCTTGCGGGTGCGCTAGGGAGTGTTCTCGCAACCGCGCTTGAGGCACTGCGTCCTCTTCTCCCAGTGATCTCCGACGCGCTCGCTAAGGTGGCTGAGGTGATCAGTGTCGCGCTAAGCGAGGCTACTCCTGTGCTCGTGAAGCTGGCTGAGTCTATGGGAACGTTGCTGGTCGAGGCGCTTATAGAACTCTTGCCGCACCTCATTGACCTACTAGATGCAATCCTGCCGCTAATCCCTCCGATTGTCCAGCTTGCTGAGAAGGTACTTCCTCCGCTGATCGACATTCTGGGAATGGTGATTCCTCCGCTTGTGAGTGTTGCATCCGCGATTCTGAGCGTGACTATTCCGGCCATTGAGGCTATTATTAAGGCGATCGGTTGGTTTATCGATAAGGTCGGGGACATTGCGAAGGGTCTAGCGAACGCTGCCAAGACCATCTTCAAATGGTTCACGGACCTCCCTGGTAAGATATGGAATCTGGTTAAGGACGCCGGTAAATGGCTACTGGAGACTGGTAAGAATATCGTCAGGGGCCTCTGGAACGGTATCGCTAACATGGCAGGCTGGCTATGGGATAAGATTAAAGGCTGGCTGGACGGTCTTGTTGGCGGTATTACCAACCTCCTAGGGATCGCTTCGCCGTCGAAGGTCATGGCTGAGATTGGGCGTGACACTGCTCGCGGTTTGGCTGTTGGTATCAACGATGCTGCACCTGACGCTGTCCGTGCTATGCAGGACGTCGCAGGTGACCTAGTAAGTGTCGGTACTGGTATCGCGGCTGATGTCGAGGCTAGTGGCGGTTTGACACTGATGTCAGAAGGTATTGAAGACGCTATTGCTGCTGGCATTAGCGGTTGGCAGTTCTCTATTGACAAGTTCGGTATTGCACGTATGAACCGCAGTGCTGAACGTGATAACAGGTTCGGAAGGTAATGATGCTAGATATTCCCATGTTTTGGATTGGCCCGCTTGGGGGTCTTATGCCTATTGCCTGCCCTGAACCGGGGTTGACGAACTCGTTGGTGTTCAAGGCCGCTGAGAACCAAGCGCTCAACGGCCGCATCACGAGGGACTTACAGGGTGTCAGACGTGAATGGTCATTCACTGAGGCATATCTGGACCCTGAGGATGTGGCGTTCTTTGAGTCGCTCGCTACTCACGTGATCAAGCCGCCATTCCGCATTGTCGACCCGCTACGTAAGAACAGGCTACTCCCGTCTGTGGCTTCACCGTCTCGGGCAAGCTACTTAAGTAACGGATACGACTCGTGGTATGTTTACGGCGGTTCGACGTATCCTGATCGGAGCACGGACACCCCTTATGTAGAGTATACTACAGAGGGTGATCAGCGTACGGTTCGATACCGTCCGAGTAACTGCCTACGCGTTCGGCTGAATTCGGACGGTAGCACGGTATTTACGAACGGCATGCTGCGCCATTGGGATAGTGCTACTCCTTCCAATTCGGAAGTGTATCTCGACGCAATCGACCCCAGAGGTGGAGGATTGATTGTTAACGGGGGAGAGCAGTACGTTCTTTCCCTCACGGTGAATGTGATTTCTGGAACCGTCGAGGCAGGAGTTTACGGTGTCGACCAATCTGCGCATCTTAGCAGTTCGACGTCCGTGACACTGAGCACTACAGGCTGGCAGACTACGACGATGGATATCATCATGCCGAATAGTGAACTAGGTGTGACGCCGTATTTCCGAGCGGTCGGTGGTGCGGCAGAGTTTTGTGTCGGTTATATGCAGCTAGAGGCGGGTAATGTGGCGACCTCGTGGGAACCCGGATTCGGTGTCCCTGAATGCGACATTGTGCAATTCAATCTGGCGTCGCCTCGTTACCCGCTGACTACAGCACAGATTAAGGTGAAGGAGCTTTGAGTCATGTTTGAAGTGCCGAATGATCCTGAGATGAATGAGGCATTACGGGATGCTATTAAGAGTAGCTCTCGTGAAATGTACGACGTGGTGTATTTCGACTGGGATGCAGACGGCACTTACGACCACGAGTACACGGATTTGTCATCTATCGTGGTCGATGCTCGGCTAGAGCGGGCTACTCTCACGTCTGATCTTCCTGAAGCTATCAACACAATACAAGGCTACAGCTCTGCGGAGCTGACGCTTGTACTTGCCGGTGCTCGTAACACGGGCGACTTGACGGCTATGCAGTTGTTTTCTCCGTTCTACACGCGGTCTCCGTTCAGGGGTACTCGGCTCACGGGCGTCGAGGTCACGTACTGGAAAGAGGTCGTCACCGCGCTCGGCATTGTACGTATTCCTCAGTTTAGAGGTGTAATTCGAAGCATTCAATTCGACGCGGCTACTGAGCAAGTGCATATAACCTGTTCTGACGCTATGAACTGGATTGCTAATTCAGTTACCCTGCCCCATTGGGCAGCTAACCGTGTTGATCGCGGTGAGAAGGGTGGAATCGGTTCTGCTGCTACTCCTATTAACGCTCAGTGGGTGATAGGCGAGCTTCTAGCAGCAGGTGGCACTCCTATCGGCCCGGCTGCTCGCCCCGACGCTGCGTTCTTCACTTCTGGCAACGGAGGATTTATCCCGCGAGTAGGTACTATTGCACGGGCTACTCCCCCGTACGCGGCTCATGGAATCACGCCGCTTCTAGGTACTGACATGTGGGAAGAGGGTAAGTATGGGTTAGCATTCAAGGGTAACTATGATAGCGACGGTGAGTACGATAGCATAGATGCTCAATGCTGGCTTCGGAATGCGGCAACAAATCGCGTCATTAATACCGGCGCTGGTCAACGCCTGGGGTTCTCGTACTGGTTTAAGAGTCGAGGGACAGGCGAGGTTCTCCCGTTCCCAGACACGTATTTAGGCGTGCTGTTACCGCATGTTGAAGGTATCTTTCTAGATGTAGGCCTAGACGCGTGGTCAGAGGGCGCTCATTTTTCGGTGAACACGACAGATTCTGGACAGACGTTTGTTTATCTGGGCGACGGCTCGTGGGGAGGTACTCCTTACGAGTGGAAGTGGACGTTCCCTCCGCTGAGTGAAGGTTGGCACTTCATCGATGCGAACATTCGCTTCTTAGAGGGTTCAGTGGAATGTACGTTCCATGTTGATGGTGTCGAGGTTCAGCCTACATCGTCGGAAACTGCTAATACGGGCTTCATTCCGTATGACCGCCCGGATGACCGGTTTCAGCGCAACAGGGTCACCATGGACCTGTGGGGGTCTGCTCAGCATATTCAGCTTTACAATAGCGAATACGGATTTGACCCTAGGTACATGCACCCTCCGACATTCTCAGATGGGACTCCGAAGACTAGCATCTCCCGCTCGGCTAACTCACTGTATTGGTTGCCTGACGTGGATCACGCTAATGTGTGGGAGATGCTAGGTACGGTCGCTTCAGCGGAGTTTGGAGCTGTCTACACTGATGAGATGGGTACGCTTAACTTCCGCACTCACGAGGAGATTCGTCCCGCTGCCGGGCTAAATGAGGTTGTCGAGACGTATACGGTGAACGACATTCTCAGCATGA